CTTGATTTGAACACGTCTGTAGTAGCGGTTCTGGTTAACCTTAAGTCTTCCAAGACCTTGATCTGTACCTTCGGCAAATGGGTTAGCAACAAGACCATATCTTGTCTTAAATCCAATTTTTGGTTGGAAGGTGTTCTCTCCCACAGCACGAACCATCTGTAGAGGCACGTAAGGGCAATAGAACAGTCCAGCGTCATAAGGAGAAGATCCTTTGTATCCAACAACATAGTACTGCTGTGCAGCAACGTTTGCTGAATATGGGTCGATGTAAACTCTATACTTACCGAGTAGAACACCAGCAAATGTATTGCCTGTGTCATCAACGTTAAGGTTAGCGTTAAGAGCAGGTGTGTAGTCTAGTACTCCAGCCATTGACAATGCAGATGCAACGTCAGCAGAACACATGATTACATTACCCTTTCCACGACGAGTTCTTTGTGCGATGGCGTTAGCATCACGCTCGATTTGGAATAAGAGACCTTTAAACTTCTCAACGGACCAACGACCATTACTGTCGATGTCTAAGTCGAAGACACCTGCAGTCGCAGTGTTAGCAGCAGCACCTTGTTCAGCAACCTTGTAGATAGTACGGATAACTTCACGGTTAATTTCCGCAAGGATCTCTGTACTTAGGATGTTTGCAAGTTCTGCTTCAGCGTTCAATCCGTGGATCGCCTTGAGGTCTTGAGCGAGTTCTAGTGAGTACTCTGCTTTTAGAGCTCTTGACTTGGCTTCAACGAGAACTTTCTCGATGCTGAATGCCATTTCGTTGAACTGGTTGCCAGTACCATTTCCTAGGTTCTCAGCATCTCCAGTCTTCATACCCTGACCTACGTTGTAGCCAGTAGATGAAGCAGTTCCAACAGGATTAAGAAGACCTGGGTTTGAACCTGCTTGTGAGGTTGTACCCATACCTGCAACGCCGTCGGAGAATCCGCTTGCCTCATCAAGACCATCGTCCTGACCAGAGAATGCAGTATCAACTTCGTTATAGAAGGTCTCAGTTCCGCTCTGATTAGTGTAGCGGGAACGCATTGCGAAGATAAGTCCAGTAGGACCACTCATTGGTTGTACGCCAGCGAGGTCATAAGCGACCAAGTTTGGCATTGCACGACGTATTAATGAGATCAGTACGGGGTCGAAACCTGCGACTGGACCTGCAGCTGTTGAGGAACCACTAAAACCAGCTGTACCAGCTGAGTTAGTAGGTGAAGCTTCTCCAAGGAACTCTTGGTTCTCACGGAGCATTTGCTCTTGGTTCTCAAGTAGAACTGCGGTTACATTTCTACGGTGCGAATCTTTGATTGGATCTACTCCATCGTAATCGAGTAGAGGGGCCCACTTTTCAGTAAGGGCCTGATAGTTGATGTTTTGTTGCATTTGTAATGCCCTTTAGGTGTTTAAAAACTACTAAGTCAATTTTTTAGGTTGAACAGTTGAGAGTGCAGCAAGGTAAGTGGCCATAGATCCTGTTGGGGCTTCTACATGCTCAGCTTCTTCCTTTAACTCCTGAGTCTGTCCGTCCTTTGCAGAACCAGACTTACTTCCGAAGTAAGACTCCTTAAGTGTCTCTAGTTTTGCACGATAAGATTCTTCACTTTCAAACTCAACACCCTCAGAGAGACTTACTAACTTATCCTTTTGGGATGTAGCGAGTCCTTCTGCAACATTGTTAAAGACAGTTTGAGCAGTACTCTCAGATAATTTCTTATTCAGGAATACATTCGTTTCTATCTGCTCGTTGAGTTTCGTCTCCATTTCATCAAGCTTGTCTACCATGCTCTCAAGTACATCATATTTGTCTTCAGGTAAGGATACATAATGTTCTTCAAAAAGCTTTTTCATGCCGTCTAGGAATGATTCGGTCATTTCGGCTTTAATGCCACGCTCAACTGCGAGTGCATTTTCCTCTAACCATTCTCCAGAAACATATTCGAGGTATGAATCAAGTCTTTCGGTAAGTTCTACTTTAATTTCAGCAGTCTCTTCCTCAAGCTTCTTAGCATACTCTTCGTTTAATTGATTTTCGATATCTGTAATCTTAGCATTGATAGATGCCTCGAAGATTACCTTTGCCTTTTCTTTGAACTCTTCAGAGAGTTCTTCGCCAGAAAGAAGTGCATTAACATCTTCTTCTATGGCAGCGTTGAGATCAACTTTTGCCTCGTCTTCCTTAGATACTGTTTCGTCTTCAGCGATGGCTTCCACCTTTTCGTCTTCGACTGTTTCAGTTTCTTCGTAAGAAACTTTTCCTTTTGAAATTGTTGGCATAGCGTCGGCCTTCCCGCCATTTTTAGTAACTACGTCTTTAACTTGCTTAATCGTCGATGTAGGAGTCTTAAGCTTATTAGATTCGTCATCAGGCTTAGAGTTCTGAGGGGTAGGACCTCCCAGATCTTCCACTGCTTGAGAACTTTTAACGTAATCTGATG